TCTTCTATTTCTTTTATTGTATATGGAACAGAAGAGGTTTTAGTCGCCATCTGAGAAATAACAGAGTAAACTATCGGATTGATATTGAAACCTTTTTCAACGTATGTTTGAGCGTTTAAATCGTAAGAAGATCCGCCGGAGCCTATAAACTTAAAAAAAGCCTCATTAAATTTATTTATATTAGTATTGTTTCTTTTGAATATATTTGAAAGTAAACCCATTATAGATGAAAGTTATTTAATAGTCAAAAGTAATAAAAAAAATCTATTTAATTACTTATTACTTATTTATTATTTTTAATAAGGGTTTTCACCATGAATAAAATAATTTAATTTTTTTAGTGAATAACTTGTGTATTAAATAAAAAGGTATTATCTTTGAAGTGTTGCAACGAAGCAATAAAACTAAAAACTAAATATTATGACTTATTCAACTTCTTCTTTTTCTTTTTCTTTTTCTACTCTAGTAGATGTTTTATCTGCTTTTAACAATCGTTCAATGGCTGTTACTGAATTGGGCGAATGGATTTATAGCGTAGATCCGGAAACCTTTGAAGAGGTTAAAGGAATCCATTTAAGAGCTGGAGGAACTTCAACTTTGCTAAACACTTTTAAGTTAGCATTGAAAAAAGCTAAATCTATATAATTAAAATAATTATTTATATAAATAACCTTTACAGAAATGTAAGGGTTTTTTTGTGCCTTGTAATAATGTATTAAAAGAAAAAGACTTTATTTTTTACACCTATATCCATCATTTCATGGTATCTGATAGCATCGATAGCATGATTGTATTTATCTATTGGTTTATTTTGTGTATCCCCTCTTTTATCTTTTTGCCAAATATACTTTTGAAATTCGTTTATAATATTTTTAGATTTAGATGTAATTAAATACTCCTGTGTTTGCATTGTTTGAATACCGTATATAATACTGTCCGCCCCTTTTGTTACCGGCATGATATTTATTCCCGCCCTTCTTATTTCTTCAATTGATTTAGGTTCTGCTGAATCAGCATAAACAAAAGTATTTTTAGGTAACACCTTTGCAATATCACTATTTAACATTCCTGTTCTATAAACAATCTCATTTAGTATTCTTTTACCGTTGTATTTGTAAACTTCAACTGCTGCTGTTGGATCATTAGTATAACCGAAATCTAAACCAATACCAATTAAACGAGCGTCTCCAGGAACCTCGTCAATAGTACTCCAATTATCAAATATAACACCGTCTAAGTTTCCTACTAAACCTAAGCCGTAAACTCGCCATTTATTAGACCAGTACTTATTTTTAATGTTACCATCACTAAACAATGATTCAGTAGGTAAATCAGTATTGAAAAAGCCTTTAGCTTTATAGTCTAGGATTGATTTAACTTCACTTTCTGCCAGGTATTCATTATCTTGGAATGTTAGAGTAATAAAATTATTTTCATTTATAAAGTCATCACCCCAAAATAAACTGTCCGGATTGTAGTCAATAATAGTTAATGAAGCCCTAGAAATAAATTGTACAGCTGTATCAACGTCCATTTTATCCGCCTCATTTATATATAAAATATCCCTTCTAAATCCTTTACCAACGTCATTAACATCAGCACCTAAAAAATCTAGATAAGATCCATTAAAATATTCGTGCTTACTTTCTGACTTATTAAAATCATGTTCATTCTCTAAAACCCCCCAATCTTTACATATCTTTTTATAGTCTCTTATTACTGTTCTTTTCATCTTAGACAGCTCAGAGGATAATATTGTAGCTTCTTTAGTTTGAGAACATAAAGACTGAATTAACAACTGTATTATACTAACAGTTTTGGATGCACCTTGGCCACCTCGAATAACAAAAACGTTTTCTTTAGGATTAGACTTTATTAAATCTAAAATCTTATAATAAGCCCCTGTATATTTATACTTATTTTCTGTCAGCAATATCCGGTAAATTAGGAATGTTTAAACCTCCTTTAACTTCTGTTTGTTGTTTGTCAACTAAACTATTCAAACGTTGTGTAATCGACGGATTGAAAAATCCTAGCATTCCGCCAATTATTTGGTTTTCTCTGATTTCTTCTTTAATCGCGCGACAGATACCAATAAACTCAGAGTATAAATCATCCTGGTTTGTAAAATATTGTTCAATACAACCGTATCTATCCCTAGCAAAACGTTTAAATCCTTCAAATGTTAAAGGTATTTTTTTTGGTGTTAGTCTAATATCTCCATCTTTACCGACGTATTGTGTTTCAATCCATTCTTTAGCTTGTTCTTTAGCATTCTCTTTAAATTTTAGCCATGCTTGTTTAAGCTCTTCGGGTTCATTGAATATCCTTGTAGGGTGTGCCATTTTATTTTACTTTTTTACTACCTTTAAATAATACTAATTTTCTGTTAGATAAATTCTCTAAGAATCTGCCGTTTCTTAAATACCACAGTAAGCAGTCTTTAATATTTTCATATTCTTCAGAGTAAGTGTACCAAACTCCCTTCTTAAATACTTTATATGCGTATGTTTTCATAAAACAAATATACAAAAATATAATTATAATAAAAATCAAATGATCAATAAAATAAAATTGTTAAAATTTTGTTAAAATTTGTTATTATATAGTTGATAAACTAAAAATGTATTGTATATTTGTAGGGTAGTTAGGAAATAACCTCTACATTAAAAACTAAATATTATGACAACATTATCAAACGTATTAAAAAATAAAAGTTTAAATTGGTTATTAAATAATTCAGAAGTTACTGATGAATTTACAGATTGTAAAATGACATTTTTTGAAGGTAAGATACCAGGTAAAATGTTAAATGATTTAAGAAATTGGTTTAATGAAAATGGTGGAAACAGATGCGGAGGAACTGTAAAAGTTGGATTAGGTTCTGTTAATTTATACACCTCTAAATTTAAAGGGAATAATACTATTACTTTTACAACTTGTTTAGCTAAATAAAAACAAACGGGAGGGTAAAACCTCCCTTTAAAACAAAAATAAGATGAAGGAATTAATTGAAACATTAGAACAAATTGACATTGACTTTTACAAAGGAATTTATACAGTAGGAGAACGATACGATTTAATTAAAGAAATAAACCAAGTATTAAAAAACAAAAAATTTATTTAAACCATGAAAACAATTATTAGAAAATTTACGGAATTATTAGAAAACAATAACTTAAAACCTGTTAAGGTTGTTGTATTGAAAACAGGGCTTGTTTGTAAGCATTACAAAAACGGAAATATTGAAATAGTTTAATTATGAATGAAACACTAAATAAAATAATACAAGAACTTAAAAAAATAGCTAGAGCTATTCACTTAATAAAAAAAATAAATTAACATGAATGAAACAATAGAATTTTTAAAACAATACGCAACAGCTTCAGATAATTTATATCTTTTAGGTAAATTAGAATTGTTAGAAACTGAAATTAAAATTGAAATATTAAAAGCAGAATTAGAAACCATCAAAGATTTAAAAAAATAAAAATTAATAAGGGTAGCTGAAAACTTAATTTAGAGTAAGCAAAAAATTTAAATATATAGAAATTATGAAAAAAGTATTATTAGTATTAGTAGTTATTATCGGATTATTTACAAGTTGTGAGCAAGAGCCATGTCAAGATTGTTATACTTATACTTACAGTGATGGATCAACAGAGTGGATGTGTGTTGAATATGAATGCCCTCCAACTTATTAATTAAATATTTATAAACATTAAACAATTAAAAAATGAAAAAATTTACAATAGTAGAAACAGCAGAATCAACTTATGAAGATCCAATTTACAAAGTAACATTTAAAGGTAAAGAATACCCACCAATGACCAGGAGCGAATGCAGACATTTTATAGAAGTAATAGATAATAAAATAGCCCACTAAGATATGAAAACAAAAAAACTAAAACAGATAATTTCTGACAATGAATTTAGAATTAATTACGGTGATACAGATAATTTGCATAATTTACCAACTTTTGCAAGTCTTAACCATAGCACTGACGATTATCATGTAGAAATAGAAATACATGAACATTCAAACGAAATGTTTTGCGAGATATGGGTGAAAGATAAACTAGTCGAATTAACTGACATGCAACTAGATTACATTTATAATACTTTTACAGATTATTTAGAGCAAGAAATAGAATCTGCAAAAAAATCATTTTATGAATATAGATATTATTAACATGAAAAAAACAAAAGTATATCAGAAGAAATTTCAATTAATAGGTGAATTTGATACTTTAAAAGAAGCCAAAGAACTTATTAAAGAAATAAAGACAACAGAAAACATTAACACAAACAAAGACTTTAAAATTAAATAGAATGAAAAACAATATAATAGTAGAGGAAACAATAAATAAACTAAATGATATTTGTGGCTTTAATATATTAGAAAAAACAAGGCAAAGAAATTACATTGAAGCTAGATCAGTTTTATATTATGTATTAAATAAAGAAAACGGATTTACAACTCAGTACATTGCAGATTTATTATCTTTAAAAGGTTATTATTACAACAGGAGTAATATTACCCACAGTATTAACAACTTTAAAATATATTGTAATTACTCAGAATTTTGTAAAAACTTATATTTACAAATTAGTGATAATGCTGTTGTTTTAGATGGTAAAGTTAGAGAAAAATCAGAATTAGAATTGTATTTAGAGAAACTAGACGTTTCTTTTCATTCAGAATTATTAGAAGCGGTAAAATTAAAGGTTGATTCTTTTAGCTGGAAATTAAAAAACAATTACGAAATAATAAATACATATTAATGAATCTAACAGAAAAACAACTAGAAAAAATAAGCGGAGCTATTATAACTTCATTTGTAAACCTTCATTTTTTAGAAGAGGTTAATACTATCGGTATATTTAAACAAAGGGTTAAAAACAACGTTAAAAGAACCATGGCTGATTTATTAGACATTGAAAACAATTACTTTGCCAAGGTTGAAGAGGTTGACGAAAAAGATTTAGGAGATAAATTAGTAGCTAATAAATTAGAGTTCATTCAATGGTTATTAAATAAATTTGATTATAATGACTTTAGTAAATTACAAGAAGTTTGCGCAGCTTACTCTTTAAATCCAAAAGAATTAACAGAAATATCAAATAAAATATTAATTAACAACGGATCTGAGAAAATTTGTTAATTATTTTTTATATATTTGTAATTCGGTTACCGTCTGACACTAAGTAACTAAAAAAATAACACGAACCTTTATAAGGATAAATGAAGTCAGACGCATTTTGAATTATAGAGGTTTTTTGTATTAAATAATATAATGAAAGAATTTTGGAAAGAAGCAACTAACACTCATGGAAGTTATGAGGTTAGTAATTTAGGTAGGGTTAGATCTGTTAGGTATTTAAAAACTAAAAACAAAACTATTAGAACAATTTTAAAACCTCAATTAAAAAATGGTTACTATGTTGTTGAATTAAATTGTTACGAAAGAAAAAAATATAAGAAAAAAGTACATCAGTTAGTTTACAATACTTTTATAGATGTTAAGTTTATTACTTACTTTAACGAAATGGTAATAGACCATATAGATGAGAATAAATTAAATAATAGAGTTGATAATTTACAGGTATTAACAAGAGGAAATAACACAAAAAAATCCAAAATATTAAAAAATAACAATTTATAACATAATAAAGTACACATTTACCAATTCAATGTGTACTGTTTATTACCTTAACAATCAACACTTTAAAGGCAAAAAATCGCAATAGTACACATTCAAACCGATTTTTGAGGGGGGCCTAGTAAAAAAAATAAAATTTTCTCTAGGGGTATAGGAAAAAACCAAAATAATGTGTACTATTGTAAAAAATAAAACTAAATACAATAAATTATGAAAGACATAAAAGTATCTATTTTTAAGAATTTGTATAAATCTAAAGATGTTCCTTACATTGTTAGT